TGCATAAGTTACTTTTGTTTTATCTTTTTCAGGTAATAAATTCATCACATTACCTGCTCTTGGATCTTCAAACAATGGCATAGATGTTGCCTCACTTGCTTTTAAAAAATAAAAACCAGATATGTGACCATTCCAATGTGTATGTAAAGTGTGGTGTCCGCCTCCAGCTTTTGCAAATTCTTGAACCCACATTTCTGTTGTAAAAATTTGATAATTGGTTAAATCAAAACCCATTTCTGATAATAAATTATGTGCAGTTGCACCAACATAATCTGTTAAATCTTTAAATTTAGGGTCGCCAATTAATGTTGTTGAATGAAATACATTACCCATATCTCCTTTATTACCAAACTTTTTATTTCTTTTATCTATAGTTTTTTTTAAATTTTTTTTTGATATTTTAATATAAGGATCAGATGCTTTATTTAATTTGTTTACAAATTTAGGTTCATCTACCCACCATATCGGACAAGAAAAGTATTGTTCTAAATTTAATTTTTTTGGAAAAATCATTTAAATGGCCACCCTAAATTCCATATTACTAAACTATATCTTGACCCTTTTTTGACAGGACAAACTCTGTGCCATACGTGAGAAGGAAAAACAACTACAGATCCTTTTGGTAATATTTCTGTGCATTTTCTAATATTAGGTTTTTTATCTGGGTCCAGATTTCTAAAATTAAATTCTAACTCTCCACCTTTATAATCTTTTGGATCAGATAAAGATACGGTTACAGATAATTTTCTAATTTTTCCATGTGATAGGTCGTTTACATTTTCTTTAATATACGGTTTATCCCAACTATCACAATGCCAATCATAGTATTGGCCTTTCACATATTTTGTAAATTGACAAGATTCTGAAAAGTCCCATTGAAAATTCCAACCAGCGTTTGCATTTGCTTGATGCACATAAGGTTGTATTTCTTTATAGATCCATCTATCATTCATCCAAACGATATTAGAATCTCTTTTTTGTTTTAAATCTTTTATTTCTTTTTTATTTAATTCTCTACCCCCATATCCACCAGTAACCGCCATCTGATCAGAAATAGATTTTCCATATTTTATAATTTCATCACAAATCCTAGGCGGAACCGCTGATTGAAAATACCAATAATAATTTGTAAGATTCATTTTAATAAACTTTCGTTCCTAAAGATAATACTATCCTAGGAGTAATACTTATAGATTTATGTAAAGCATTTTGAGGTATTGTCAATACGTCACCTTTTTCTAGCACATACTCTTTTCCTTCAACAAGATATACAGTTTTACCATATGCTCCTAATAAAAAAACACCATAAGGATCTCTGTGAGGTCTACCACTACATCCAGAATTAAAAGAAAAAAATATATGTAAGTCTGTTTTTATATTATTAGGGTTAAAATTTTTGTTTAAAGTATTGTATATATTTTTTAATTTAGGGTTATCCTCAACATTTAATATTTGCATGGATGTATTTAAAACGTAATCTTGATGATACTGTTTAGATATAATACTTCTATATTCAGATTCTTGTAATACCTCTGATAAAAAATTAAAATCTATATCTTGTTTAATTTTTATAAAGTCTTTCTTATAAAATATTTCCATAACTTTCTTATGAAAATATACATTAATTATAAATTTAAGTAAAGTATTAAGAAAATGATATACTACCAGATACTGTAAAAGTAGCCACTTTTGTGCTTCCTGGAGCACATGCAATATTGTTAGTTCCTGGAGAAATAGTTCCTGTTAAAGAAGTAGGGTATCTTATAAATGCAACTCCTGATCCACCTGCTCCTGAGTTTCTGGCTGAAGAATCATCAGATCCACTTCCACCACCTCCACCACCAGTATTTACTGATCCTGCAGGTGCACTAGCACCTGAATTTGGTTGTCCAGTTCCATTTCCACCACCACCTGGTCCACCATTGTTTGGATTTACTGCTATACCATAGTTACCACCACCGCCACCACCAGCTCTTGTTACTGGAGATCCTGTTATTGAAGATGCTTTTCCTGATCCACCTGGTCCACCTTGTGCAGCAGCACTACCAGCACCACCAGCACCACCTCCACCACCAGCTCCTCTACCACCTGAAGGTGCACCTGCACAGTTTGCAGTACCTGCTCCTCCTGCATTACCTTGACCACATAAAGAAGATCCAGCATTCATGAAAGGATAAGGTGTTCTAAATCCTCCCATTCCACCACCACCAGATCCACCTGGTTGTCCTGCTGTAGCATTACATGGAGCGGAACAGCTTGGGTGTGTATTTCCACCACCAACACCACCACCGATGGCTGTTAATGTTGTTGTTCCATCAGTTATGACACTGTTTTCACCGTTGGTGTTACTAGCACTAAAAGGCACTACTGCTGTTCCACCACCTCCGATTGTTACGTTAACTGTAGCTCCAAAAAGTGTAAGCGGTGTTGTTCCAGGAGTACAATATGATTCTATATAACCACCTGCTCCTCCACCACCATAAGCATTTGAAGCATTTGCACCACCCCCTGCTCCTCCACCTGCTATTAATAAATAGTCTACCTCTCCAATTACTCTTTTTGGCCATACTCCACATTTATTTGCTTGAAACTGACTTTGCATTGACCACACACCACTTGCTTTACTTAATTCTTTTAAAATAACTCTACCTGAACCACCCGCACCACCTGTTCCACCACAACCTGGACCGCCGCCACCGCCACCACCTGTGTTGGCTGTTCCTGCAGTACCCGATCCACCAGGGCCACCTCCAGGTCTTCCTGATCCTGCTCCTCCACCACCAGAGCCACCAGCACCACCTGAACTTGGATTACAGTCTGCACCTCCACCGCCACCACCTGCGAATGTACAAGATGATAATGGTGACGCAGAACTTCCTGCTCCACCTGCAGCTCCTCCTGAATCTCCACCTGTTCCACCTGCCGCTCCAGCTCCACCACCTCCAGCTCCTCCTTTTCCAGGAGGTGCATTTGTATCTCCACCAGGATTACCTTGTCCTGTAACACCAGCTCCGCCAGTTCCACAATTTCTTCCAGCTCCACCTCCAGATCCACCAGCTAGCCCTGGTTTTGCAGCGCAAGATGTTCCGCCACCTCCGCCACCACCGGTAGCTGTTGTTGTGCATAAGATTGAATCTTCTCCATTACCTCCTCTTGAACAAGATGGAGGAGAACCACCAGTGCCACCCCCGCCTACTGTTATTGGAACTGTTCCAGAAACATTAACCTCAGTACATAAGTAACCGCCAGCTCCGCCACCACCTGCTCCAGCGTTACCACCTCCGCCACCGCCAGCTATAATTAAAGCTTGAACAACTCTAGTTCCTGGTTGAAGTGTTACACAACCTGTAGAAGTTTTATTAGTGACAGTACATTTTCCAAAAGAGGCTTTATTTATTTTCCCTAATACGCCACCGTTTGTTGAACCAGTTTTATTTCTTGGCATTTAAATGTCCTCCTATTCGGACACCCAAGCTGTGCCATTCCAATTATATTTGGTAGGTGTTTCCGATTCGTCGTTTGATTTAATTGCTTCCCAACCTTGTGTGTTGTCAGCATTATATTTTGTTTCGTTCCATGATATTATATAAATCCATTCTGGTGTTTCTTGACCATCATCTTTAATTGTTGGATAAGATATTGGCGGTTGCCAATCATCATTAGCATCAAATGACCATGATGCATAAGGTTGTGGACTTAAAAATTTATCTTTTACAGGATCATAAACGTGTCCTTTTCCTGCATATTGTTTTCTAAAATTATGATTATAAGAAGTCTGTTTCCAAGTTCCACCTTTAAAAAAATCTATGCACCATTGTTCTCCATCGGGATGCATATCATTTTCTCCTAAAGGTCCTGCTGCTGTCTCTACATCGTTTCCTACAACAACAACTCTGTCTACAATGTAATGTGTGTCTGACGTAAATCCTGTAGGATCTGTCATTGTTTTTAATTCTGCGAAGTGTGCCATATTTTTTCTCCTAATTATATATACATAATTTTATTGTGTAAATCCAGTCCATTTTCCTTCTTTAACTAATTCATATACAGTATTTAAATCCCAAACTCCAGGAGCTATATTTGTTGAGCCCTCTGGTTCCTTAATAACTACGATTCCAGGTCCACCAGTTCCACCTGCTCCACCTTGTCCACCACCGCCACCACCGCCAGTATTGGCTGTTCCGTTACCTCCTGCAGTGGGTTCTGGTCCTGGCTCTCCGCCATGTCCACCACCACCTGATCCACCAGCTCCACCAGCATTTGCTCCTGGACCTGATCCTCTAGCTCCACCACCGCCACCACCAGCGTACGTGACACAAGAACCTGTAATATTATTTGCTACTCCATTACCGCCAGCTCCTGCTGTTCCTCCTGGATGAGAGGCATTTCCTCCAGAAGCTCCTATTCCACCGCCACCACCAGCTACAGTTCCGCCAGGTCCGTGACCAGCACCACCAGGATTTCCTTGACCAGAAGCTCCTGATCCACCTTGTCCGCTTGGTGGACTTAATGATCCTTCAATTGATCCGCCACCACCACCAGAACCTCCTGGTCCACCTGGAGCTCCTGCTGGATTTCCATAACCACCACCGTAACCACCACCTGTAGAAGTTATTGATGCACAACCTGCATAATTAAAAACTGAATTTTGTCCTGCTGTTCCATTATCTGTAGAACTACCAGATGTATTAGGTGATCCAGCACCTCCTCCTCCAACTGTTACAGTATAAGATGCTCCTTTAACCACTGGTACGGCAGATCCTCTAAGTGGGCTTGGTCCAAAACCTGAGGCTTTATAACCACCAGCTCCACCTCCGCCAGCTCTAAAACCTCCACCGCCACCACCACCTGCTACAACTAAATAATCAACATTACCGGTTCCTTGTGCAACAAGAGTTCCAGAAGATGTAAATGATGTTACTTTTTCAGGGATTGGTGACGCTGAAACTGTTTGTGTAGGTCCAATTACTCCGCCATTGCCAGCCATAATATAAACCTCCTACGCGTCGTCTATAACTTCATAAGACACAAATAAATCTAAATCAGATGCAGCACTTGCTCCACCTTTTAAGACATCTGCTTCCATTAAATAGATTGGTGTATC